TAGCCTTTTTCAAAATTTTTTGTAAAAAAGTATTGACAAAATCAAATAAAAGTGTTATCATATAACCGTACCAAGGAATAGAACATAAACAGGAGGGACATCATGAAAATCTACGCAACGCGCTACCAAGCCAGGAAAGCCAAGTTAAGCAATGAAATCACGGTTAAAGTTGACGGGGGATATACCAACATGGACGCTTACCAGTATTATATTTGGCGTAATCAGAAGTAATAGAAGGGAGGAAAGAATCATGCTTGATTACATGAACAGCCACTTGCAAGCCCTGCTCAACCTTGAAACCGTGGTATACCAGAATCGTATTTACGCCTTACGTAAAGACCGTTTATGCCGGCTTATAGAACCCTGGATAGGGTACGGCGCTAGTGCATGGGAGGAAGTCGCAGTGCTTACCAATAACGGCTTTGTAGGGCTTCCAAAGCCCCCCTACACAAGGCCGAAGCAGTAATGGAGGTTTGATCCATGCTCACGCTCATACTAACTGCTTTGGTATCACTCACACTAACCGTAGCCGTCGCGGGGCGGCACTGAGGGGAGGAAGAGGAATGAAAGTTTTGATTGCATGTGAAGAAAGCCAGGAGGTGTGCAAGGCTTTCCGGGCGCTTGGGCATGAGGCTTACAGCTGCGACATCCAGGAGCCCAGCGGCGCCCATCCGGAGTGGCACATTCTCGGTGATGCGCTTAAAGCCCTGAACGGTGGTACGATTGCCACGATGGATGGAATTGCACACAAAGTCGGCAATTGGGATATGGTGATTGCCCATCCACCATGCACATACCTGTCCAACCTTGGAGCAAAGCATCTCTACATGGGGACGGAGCGCGTCAGGCGGCAGAACGATGTGTTCCGGCTGATGAATGAAGACCGCATCCGGCTGGCCATCCGCGCTCGTGATTTCTTCTTTGCCATGCTCAATACTCCGAGCGCTCATGTGGCCGTGGAGAACCCTGTTCCAAGTTCGATCTGGCAGCTCCCACCCCCCGATCAGGTCATTCAGCCATACCTTTTCGGAGACCCGTACAAGAAGCGGACGCAGCTATGGCTGCGCGGCTTACCTCCTCTGAAGCACACCAGCATCGTGGAGCCTACAGGCTTGTGGGTTGATGGCGGTCATGGCAAAACGACCAAGATGCAGACCTTCGGCTTCCGGGATCCGAAGACGCGCAGTAAGACCTTTCCCGGCATCGCTCGTGCTATGGCAGAGCAATGGGGAGGTTGTTCCACGTGAAACAATCCTATTGCTTCCGAATTGACTTCGGTTACATGAACGTTATCGGTGAAATTTACAAACGTTACCAGTACGTAGCAGCCGAAAACGTTATGAGCGCTGCAATCAAGGCGTTTCAAGATTTAGAGGAAAAAGCAAAACGCTTTGCTTGGCGGGGCTTCATTGTTTATAAAATTGAAATGCGGGAGGATATGCAAAATGGTTAAATGTCATATTCCTATTTGTAATTATGATGTGCTTTTAAATGTTCTTAATGATGTTCAGGCAGGAAAAGCGCATTACATCATTTATCCACGCGACATTCGCAATCACGTTAAAATTGCTTTAGAAAAACTAAATATTCCCCCTGCTAAATGCAGGGGGATTGTATTCACATTCAAGCGGCGAAGACTGGAAGGCGATACAACATGGTTCACATTTTCCCTGTCTGGTAGTAACTGGTATGTCACGGCTATTGGGCGGGACTATATCAGGTGGAGCGGGAATTATAAGATTGAATTAACCGAGACGGCAAAAGAATATATTTTATCAAGGTTGGAAAAATTTTAATTACCGATTGCTATATATACATATTGACCAATATAGGTTCTATTTCCAGCGGTGGGGAGTTTAATTTTTCCTGTTTCATAGCCTTCTGGGGTGGAGGAAGAAAACGTATCGCTATAGCCGCTTTCGGGATTTACTAGACCAACGATTTTGTACGTGGTATTTGAAACGGGCATTGCTGCGCATCCACGCACATAGGTTGTGCTTATTGTTCCAGCGTTTCCAGTATACCACATATAAAATCTATACGGGGTAAGTGTAGTGTCATCAAGGGTAATTATGTTGGAGCTTCCGGCGCTCAAGTTAATGGCTTTAACTTCCATTTTAGAATAACCAGGAATAGAAGCTCCTTCCCCCGCATACGTTCCAACAATTCCAAACAGATCAACGTCTTTCTTAATATTCCCCGCTACAAAATCAGCGTCCAGTGCTTGCAGATTAGCGCCTGTAACAGCTTTAATTGTCTGCGCCCCGGTCAAGTATTTATCTGCGGGAATCGTTTGATCTGCCAAAGAAGGGTTATATTCTGTTGCAGCCTGTTTATCAAGTTCAAGTGTTCCCGTTTTCGTTCCCGCTGGCACATACCCGGCAGTCTGCACGGCACTTGCGTTAATCGTCCCATTATTATTTTCCAGCGTGGGAACGGCCTGTTCAGCTTGGTGCATGGCGTTGACGGTAACTTTAGATAGTGTAAACCCCGCATCAGGGGTTACGACAACCTGCGTCAAAGCAGGATCAACAGTCTTTTCCTGCGTTTCCCCTCCTCCACTGGTAGGAATTGCAAGAATGTTATTGGGCATTTCAGATGCATTCATCAGGGCAGATGTTCCGCCCTTAGTGCGAATGGCATTTGCAATCTGTTGCAGGGTTCCACCTTGGATCAGATAATCGGCCATTTATGTTAACCTCCCTGTTAAAAATTGGTTGTTTCAGCGTTCGGCACGGTTTCAGGTGCCCATACGCCATCCCCCGTGACGCGCATAAATTTGCCAATGTCAGCGCCAGTAACAGCGGGAAGCCCCGTCCAGGTTGCCGTCTCAACGTTATCTTTGCCCGTGATAGTCAGGGTGTATTCCCCGCCGCTAATGTTAATGGTTGCGATAGGAGTAAATCCATCATTTCCGGGTAGCCCTTGAATCCCCTGCGGCCCTTGAGGGCCAGCAGGCCCGGCAGGCCCAACAGGGCCTTGAATACCCTGTTTTCCGTCTGGAATGCCAAAAGTAATCAGGTTTTTTTCCTTGTCATACGTGGCCGAAGCAGGAAGATCGGGGGAGGATGAAAAAGCCTGTACGCTAATTGTTGCGTAGGTTTCATCCCATTGTTTTACCTGCTGAAAGATATAGCACACCTGTTCATAAAGGGACAACCCCGGAGGGAATCCAAAGGTAAACGTATTGCACCCGCCATTATTACAGCAACCCATATTACATTACCCCCATAAATAAAACTTCCATATCTTCAAGCAATCGCTTGTCGATATTTTTCATTGCTTCCATATAATCCCGAATCATGGAAGAATTAGATTGCATACCCTGTTTTCCTTTTACAGTTTCAGTGTATTTTCCTGTTCGGCTATCCTCTCCTGTAGTTAGCCCAGATGCAATTCCAGAATTTGATGTTTCACTTATCTGCGCATTTGTTAGATATTTATCTTGCTGTAAATTTGTAATACTGCCTTGTGGCGTATCAGAATATTTTCCCGTTCCTTTCACTGTAGAATTGTTTGTTCCATTGGAAGTAGCTTTACTTGTTCCGCTGCTGCTTTCGTCATGCGTGCGTGTAACATTTACATCGCCTAAAATGTCAAATTTTGTATTTATAGCGGCATATAGCTTATTGTAATAGGGCATATTGACTACAAGCCAGTTCTGCAAGCGCATTTTCCATTCCTGATAGGTTTCGCGGCCGATTTCTTCAAGAAAGAAGTTTCGCAGGATCATGCATTCAAAGTTTTGTTTTTTGTCGCAATCCCAAAGCGGATACGGGAAAGAGAAAATTAAAGGCGCTGCATTTGCAATCAGGGTTTCCGGGTCAGTGACGGGTGAATAATCACTCGTCACTGCCTGGCATATTTCCCGGATCGTCATCGTGTAATTGGCCACTGGTTTCTGCCACCTCCTTCATAGGGAGCGGATCGTACTTGTCAACCGCAAAATCAACCGTGACATTAAGGCCGAACATTTTACTAATGCGTTCTGCTGCTTCCTGCCTTGGCTTTAGCGCCTGGTTGCGCATGGCTTCCACTTCGCCCATAGCCGACACGGTTTCAGCGCTTACAAGCCGTTCCATCTTTGCGGATGTATTCGCCTGGATTCCAAGAAATGTAAGGGCTTCGCTGAAAACCTGCGTTTTGAGCATTTGCAGCTCCCGGAAAGCCATAGGGGACTTTAGGTCGAGCACCTTGGTGTTTGCCAGATCAAGCCCCCTGCCCTTGTGCCCAAAGATAAAGGGAATGTTACCCATATATTTTTTGAACAGCGTTCTAAGGGAAAGTTCTGTGTCCTGCGTTCCCTCGATAATGATCGGGGTTTTTTGCGCAGTAACATTTACATCAATCGTGCGCTGAATATCGGTCAAGCGTTGCGCATAAGTTTGTATCACATTAAAAGTGGGTGTGCGCGTGTAGTTATTGTATACAATCACACTATCCGCAGGGGTTAATATACGGGATGTGTACCCTGCTCCATAGCCGCGATAACTCATGGGATCGTTGTATACGTTGATCGGCCCGCCAAGTGTACAGTTGATCCCAAGCAGGCCCATAACCTCATCTTCAAACACAACAGTTGCGCCTTGTGTATAAAGGGAAGTTTCCAGAAAACGGGGGCTAATGGAATCGGGAAAACCTTCCCAATGAAAGCGGGTTGTTGCAATGTTTGCAAGTTGGAAATAAAATTTATTAAATGTATCAATATTATATTTGGCTGCGGCTTGCTCATCGGTCATATCCCGCCAGCAGCCGCACAAGTCACCCGCGATTTGGGGGATATTGCTTGTTTTGCTCATGCTTTCCACTCGCTTTCCGGAAGAATTTCATTATTCCCCTGATAGTATCCAATTGTGTCCAGCGTTGTATGCCAGAATCGAACGCCATTATTGAAAATGTTTTCAATCATTCTCGCATCATCTGCGGGGCACCGGGCTACAATTTGGCAGTCAACAGTTTTGATGTAATTAAAGCGGGAACGGGTGTAACGCAATGGGGTTCTGGTAATGTTGGCTTTGTAGCCATACTTTGTGAAAAACATATCAATTCGTTCTGCATAAAATTTTGGAATGCACATAAAATATGCTTCAAATTTGCAATGTCCATATTCAAAAAGTGCTTCTTTTCCACCAGATGCAACGTGAGCAGCAGGGGCCAATATATCCATATCTGCCTTTTTTGCTCTTAAATGCATAATTTCGCTGATTGCCCCTGTTAGAGTGTTAACCCCGCTTCGACTTGCTTGCATATCGCCGCTATATGCCCCGGCGCTCATCTCGCCAACCCCTATGATCACTTTAGCAGCAGCGTCAATATTTGTTTGCCGAAGATAATTTGCATTTTGGGCAAGCCATGATTTATATGTGTCATTGTTCCAAGAGCATTGCGGATACCCGCCAAGCATCATCATTTCAAGTGTATTTTCGTCATTTAGCCCCTTGTAATTTTCTGGAAGAAGATACGTATCAGTTGAAAGCACTTTGGGGGTATACATGTGAAAATATAATGTTTGTGCAGGTTGTCCGCTGATGGGCATTGCGTATTCCCAGCGATACGAAGATACTTGCCCGTTGTTATTTGTGATTGCAAGATAATTATAAGGGTAACAATAAAGTTTATTATTTTTAGGAACATATCCTTCAAACGGCGATTTACTTGCTGATGCACGGGAAATGAATGAATCGCCAGAAATTCCCCATCCCTCAGCCATGAAAACGGCAATAATTCCGTCAATTTTTCCTTTATCGTTTGCGCTTGTCAAGAAAGTATTTGCATCCGCAGGTGTCTTAAACTCATGAATAATCAGGCCACTATAAAGCCCACTTAGAGTTGTTACAGTTCCAACAGCGTCATTAAAGTTACTATCAAAGGTTGCGGCAATGCATATAGATTTCGTCCAACCGCTAGAAGATTGAATAGGAAGCGTTATTTTATGATATGAAAGAAATTCCCCTGTTTCAAGTCCTTCATCTTCGATGTTTGCGCCTATGGAATCATCTCTTGCATGCTCCCGATCAATAAAGCATTGACGCAGTGAATAATCAAACATCCACGTTTGCAATACGTCAAGCTGGAATGTAATAGCGTAGCAAGCATTATTGATATACTTATACCCGGTGATAAAAGCATAGAAATAATGATTTTCAAAGCTGGTATTTTTGAAAATCAGATAATTGCATTTATACAGCGTAGAAGGGGAAACTTCAAGCCGAATTTCGTTTCCGTTTTGAATGTAGGAAAGATCAGTTAAATGAATAAGCGCTTTTGAGGAAATATTAGAAAATTGTTCAACGCTTGATATATAGTATTTAGTATTTTCATACCCCATGTCAAAGGGAATGCCGCTGCATAACCAGATATCACTGTTTGGAGCAATAAACATTAAAACCCCTCCTTTCTTATTTTTAATTGATCCCCAGGATAAATTTTATTATTTTTCAAGCCGTTGTCTGCCTGAATAATTCTGAATTTATACCCGCCGCCGTAGAAGCGTTTAGCAATGTTCCAAAGCCGATCCCCTGAAACAACCGTGTATATTAAATAGGAAATTTCCGCTTCTTCTCCAGGCTTTTCTGGTTCGGGCTTTGGCTCTGCGGGTTCTGGAAGTGGATCGGCAGTAGCGCTATCGTAATCCAGAACGGAAGCAGGAAGATAAAACCAATCTTCCCAAGGGCGGGCCTTAAGTTTGGTTTTTACAACGCCATAATCAAAACCACGCGCTTCTACCACTTCGCCGTTACCAACGTACACGCCGACATGCCCCGTCTTGTGAACAATCACCCCTGGCACATCGGGAATGCTGTCAATCTTGCCAGCCTTCGCTCCCTTGCTTTTGCACCACGGCCCCAGGCTATTCGCGCTCTTGTCTGGAATGCCCCGCCCATACTTGCGGGGGAGAGAGGAAGCGCCGTTAAGATAGGAAAGAATAGGATCAAGCCCGCCACACCAGAAAAAGCCCTTAATCATGCCCGCACAATCCATTGCAAGTAAATGTTTCGCGCAATCGCTTTCATACTTGTGCATGCGGGAATCTCGATAATGAGCAGGATATTGAACCTTTTTAGATACAAGAAGGGAGCGGGAACACGGATAAATGCAAGTACCATACCAATAAGGCATCCCCACAAGCCGTTTACAGGCTTCTACAAATTCGCTTGCTTTATACATTGTCCCGCTCCTTCTTTATTCAATTAAATTGTTTCACGTGAAACATTAGGATGCAATCGTTACCGTGCAGCTGCCGCTCTTAGTGCTGTCGAACGTGCTGGTAGCCTTTACCGTGATAGACGCAACAGCTTCATCAGCGGCGATATGAACGTTGCCAGAATTATCAACAGTAGTGCCCGCTTTCACGCCCGCCGTGGTAATCGTCCAATTGACAGATTCGGGGGCGAAGTTCGTGGTAGCAGCTGCTGCAGACAAATGCAGCGTCTGCCCCTTGGTAACTGTAGCGGTTGCGGGGGACACGGTCACAGCGGTAACAGTAGCAGCCCCAGGCACAAATACAACAGCATTGGCAAAGGGAGAGACCGCGAACGTGCGCCATACATGATAGAAGTAATTCCAATACAGGCTTTCCGCATTGAAAATTTCGGTGAATTTGTTCAGGTTGTCGTAAACCTGCCAGAAATTCCGATCAACAATGACAGCAGGAATCTTGTTCAGGGCTTCAAGCTCAGTGCTTCCGATTTCTTCATAACCAGGCTGGTTCGCAAAGAGCACATTCAGTCTTGCAATATCCAGATTGCCGAAACCGTCTACGGTCACACGATGGCCCATAAATTCTGCCTTGTCCATGTTAAAGGCAGTAGCCAGCACATTTACATCAATGGCAGCATCGGTTGCAGTATTGATAATAATATACTGATCGTCCTTGATAGTGTGAGCATGTACGCCAGCCAAGTTATAATTTTGCGACATAAATTCAAGGTTGTTGGAAACAGTCTTGAAGTCAGTTGCAAGAGTCTTTTCATTGCCTGCGGTTACGTCGGTGCTCTTGGCGTAAATCTGGCCATGCAGGATATGCCGCGCAAGCATATATTTCATAGTCTGGTATTCATCATACGATGCGCCCGTGTACATAGCGGTAACAATCTTTGCAATCAGCGTATTCACACCATCAGCGGAGATGAAAGCGGTACGCAGCAAATCTTCGGAAACGGTCGTGGGATACTTGGTCTTGTAGTTAAGCACATAAAAGGCCGCTCGAACGTCAGCAAACCGCCGCTTGAAAACACCTTCCTCAACATCAGGATCAAAGGGAATGCCGTTTACAATGTCAACGAAAATATCTTCAATGGTTTCCCCGTATTCAAGGGTGCCCTTCTTGAATACACTCCAAGGATTGCTCCATTCTTTATTGGAAATAATCACCCGTCCAATGCGATTTACCAGCGCGGAAAGAAATTCATTTTGCAAGCCGGGATACTGCATAATGATATTGCCAATGGTGCGGATCGCGTCAGCATCCTGAGTGGCAACGGGGACAAAATCGCGGTAGTTCTGGGACGCGCTATTTCGGATGGCGTTCAGCACATCCGCAGACGTAGCGGTCAGGGTTTTAACACTCGGCTTCACAGGCATTTACTTTTCCTCCTTCTTTTCGAACAGGTCATCAAAAGTGATTTCCTTTGGGGGTTCCTCTTGCTCTTTAGGCGGTTCCTGTTCTTCGCCGCCCCCGTTAAAGCGCTCCCTGTATTTCTTGCGCCAGTCAGCATCTACGGCTTCATATTTTGCCCTCCAATCTTCATCTGTGTTCAGAGTGTCGGCTACATTTTCCAGTAAATGCAACGCTTCATCATCCTGTCGATCACCAACAATCGCGTTTATCTGCGTTTGCAGCTCGGCAAAAGTCACCTTCGCCAAAACGGTTCCCTCCTTCTTCGTGTTAATGAGCCATATTTCCACATGAAAGATGAATCCTTTACCCACCCTTTACGGGGATCCTCATAGGGTATACCAGATAAATAGGATCGCCAACGCTTTGCATTGCGCTGACGTTCTGCCAGTGTATCCGCTGAGCTGGGGCGCAGATATTGTGTCATGAAACAATCTGTTAAATAATCCAGATCATATATATCTTCATTCGCCCACCACCAATCGCGAATTGAGCGAAAGTCATCTGACTTCTTCCACTCAATCCCCGTTGATGTTTCATACATCAGCCGCCCAAGCTGGACGCATATATCATATTGCCGCAGCCCAAGTTCTTCGCACCACGCAATAAGGGGGTTAGGCCCTGCACGATGCGTCCATTGGCACAGCCCAAAACCTTTTCCAGGGTTCTGGTAATCGCGGCCCTCCCATAGGGCGGGAGATAAACGGCTTTCCAGCTGGCAGTTACCAAGGAATGCATAGATTGACGAATCATTCCATGGTTCATCGTCTACAATCTTAATGGGGCTTTTATATGCCCACCCAGGGGTTTTAAGCCAATTTCGTATGAAAACTGCATTTACCTTTTGGTCATCGTATGAAAGATAGTCATTCCCTGCCCAATACCCAGGAGGAAGCATAAAACCGCCATCATCAAAAGGCCATGCAAGCGGCCAGTTACCCCAATTGTAATCAGGGGTTGTCGGGCTCCACTCGGCCATTACTTGATTTTATCCTTGAGCATGTTAATAGCCGCCGTGTTATTTTGCAGGACGGTTTTAACATCCTCAATGGCCGTAGAAAGCGCCTTGATTTCTTCTTTGTGGCTTTTAATCATCCAGTAGCACAAAGCCCCCATCAGCAGGCAAGCGACAATTGGAAACCCTACATTGGAAATAGCACCAATCACATTGGAAACAGTATTTTCGTTCATACAATCACCTTCCTTTCACAATAATTATAACACTTATTCTAAATTTTGTCAATAGTGTTTCGGGATTCTTACAGTAAATTCGCATTCTTCAAGCACGATACCACCTGGAACATGCCTGGGCCGCAGCTTCCCTTGATATACTGCACCTGGGTGAAAATTATCCCATGTTACATACTGATGACATTGTTTAGGCATACCGCAGCAGGTTACTTTCAGTTCCGGGGCTTCCTCGGTTCCTTCATCTTCAATGTATGTTTTTTGTCGTATAAATCGCGCGCGCCGAAAGCTGCTTTCATGCTTCCACGCCCCAAGCTCAACCGGGTCAATATTCAGCCCTCCCGGAAGATCAGTGCCGATCAAATGCAAGCTATCCGTATCGGCGTAAACAAACCGCGCATATACAGACTGTGCAGCGCGGATTGTTACGTTGCGTGCATATGCTGTTACAAATGTACCAACTGGGATATATAGCGGCTTTTTCGGTTCAGGGTTCCCCTGGCGAATGCGTAAAATTCCATCTACAAGAATAGGTTCGGTTGATACTGTTTCCGGCTTGGTCGCAAACTTCCCGTAAAGGGAGTTTAACATCAGTTTAGCAAGGGTTCGCATTCCCTTATTCCCTTCCCTGGTAGCACTATTTTTAACACCGATCCAATAATCAATATAATCGGTGAACATGCCCTTTTTCCCCTTATATTTCCAGCCGCCTTTATATTCTATATTATATACGTCATAATGTTCCATAAATAATTTCAAATCGACGCTTGTCATTACTATTGTCAATTCTTCACCCTTAGACGATGTGCAATATTCATTTTCAAGAAAAAAAGAACATTGTTTCATCTGTATTGTAGGGATCATGTTAGGTTTTAGCTCAAATTGACATGTCAGACATTGCACATATAGAGGATAATTTGCGTCTGGTTTATATTTTCCATCAAAGTAAACGCCAGGCCCATAAGGATATATAAACTCATGCATTACATAGGGATACAGGCTATTAACATCCAGCACAATTCCTTCCCCTATATCCCTATCTGCATATTCTGGCTTTAGATAAGTGAACCCGCCACGATATGAAAGCCTTATATCATGGTCATTTTCACAAAAGGGAAAAAGCGCATCCATGTTCTTTTTACCTGTTCGGGCCTTAAAGTCTGCTAGTGCGTTACTACCTGCGGTAATTTTGTTAAGCCCCTGCTGCCGCATAATATACATGGCCTTTGCGGCAATAACAACATCTTCTTTTATATATGCAATTTCTTCATCTGTCAAAATATGTCCTTTTTCGCGCTTTTCCGTATAGTCTATCTTTAACTTTGCATCAGCAAGACCAAACGCCTTGGGAATCGCTTCAATAGATAGGGGGATAATTTTCAAACTGTCAATAAAATGTACTTGCTTTTTAGTCTTTGGCAAAAATATATCCACGCTGTACCATTGCCCCGTATCTGATATGAGTGTCTTAAACTTCCCCTTTGGCAACTCTTTATCTTCGCAAAACTCAAGCCCCATATTCAAACAGTGAGAAACAATAAATTCCCCATCGAATTTTAAGTTATGAAAATAAAAAGTATCGCCCCCATGCTTTCTAAGCATTTCAAAAAATGAATCCATGCTGTTTCCAATTGTAATATTATCGGGGTTTCCTATCTCGCAAATCGCCCATGCCCATACCCTGCAATCTTCCGGATCGGTTGTTGTCTCAAAGTCAGCAGTGTATAGCATGGCGCGTCACCTCCCTTAATATTCAGGCGGGTCAAAAATATCATCAATCGGCAAATCATAATCTTCTATATCCATTCTGCCCATATCCGCCAGTGCCGAATTTAACGCCCTGATAATCATCTGATATTTTGTGCGCTCAGTCATGGAACCAGAAGGATACAAAAATTCTATCACCATTTCGGGGTGAATCTTGGAAAAAGGGTAAAATTCATCGGCTGTTAATTTCCCGATCATTTCATAAAATTTGTCGATTTCCTCTAACTCAAGCCCGCCAGCAATGTATTTATTAAAAACATTGATATATTGCATTCTGTAATTTTCCAGCCGCCTGTCAATATATCCCTGCTGGGCTTGCGCTTGAGCACTTTTCAAATGTTCCTCATAATCGCGCTGGGAATGAAACGATTTAATCGTTCTTACTTTCTTAGGCTTTAATTCCTGGTATTCGGCTGAAACAATCTTATTCCCTGGCGAAATTCCCTTGATAGGCTGCAACTTTTTCAGGGCTGCTTTTCGCTGCCGGTTAATTTTAGATGTATATAGGCGCCTTTGGGCCGTTTGAAAAGAAGTATAACGCACACCATGAACGTTTTTCCGTTCTTTGAAAGCGCCTTTCTTCATGGCCGCATTTACAATCTTTTCAAGATCGCGCAGATCAGCAACAGTTTCAATATTCTTTCGGGCTTCCTTCGTGCTCATTTTCATAGGCACGATATTGCCCGTTTTCTTCGCTTCCCGTGCTATCTTCGCGTTGAACCGTTTCACTAACTTTGCTATTTCTGGCGATTTCGCCCAATTCGTCAATTCTGTTCACCTCCAATTTACAAGTAATCACCAAAGCATCCACCGCCCTGACCGTTTTGCCGTTTACTTCAATCCTGAATCCCCGATGCTCGATTTCAACATATTGATACAGCGCATACAGCCAATAGCAATCCAATTTTCCATGATAGCGCTTTGCAATACGTGACCCCGTTTCAAGTAAACCAGCTGTAAAACGGCTGGAAAATTTATAACGGTTAAGAGTTGAGGAAAAATAAAAAATAACGTCTCCCAAGTAAAGGGGGTATTTCTTATCATTCAGCCCATAATCAATATTAGCTCTTGCCATTTCCTTTAACCTCCATAATGAAAGGGCGGGGCTTTCGCCGCCGCCCCTTGATCCTGCTTTACTTCACGACTTCAAGTTGCAAAGTGCTGCCTTTCTTGCAAGGAACAGACTTCACCTTGAGCCGCAGCCCCTCAGGCCAGGAGGGATTGCCATAAACCATCATCAGCCGCCGCAGGCAGTTAAACACACCGAAAGACGTTGCTGCATAGCTTTCACCGTTCGCGTCAAAGAAAACAACGCGCGGGGTGTGGCGAACTTCGCCGGAATTTTCGTCCACAATTTCAGCTTCCTCCACATACACATCAACGGCGGTAAACACTTCATTAATGTGATCGGCCAGCTTGTGTGTGGGCGCGGTCATGGCCGCATAGACGGCAGCTTTCTTCTCGGGAGTATCGGGGTTGATAGAGCAAAAGCTCTTGATGGCTTCAGTATCAACGGTACGGATAGCAGTGTTTTCAGTCATTGTTATTTACCTTCTTTCTGATATTTCGGGTGGGAATGCTGCATAAATTCATCAACGCTCATGCAGCGGATTTCATCCAGAATTTCCAGGCCTTCCACGCAAAAGGCTTTATAGCCCTTATCGCGCAGCGCCTTTTCGGCCTTGGCTTCATCCAGACGGCCAGGAAGCAAAACGGTATCTTCAATTACGTACTTGCTTCCGTCCGGGTTTTCGCCGATCTTGGAATAGGTGACAGCGGTTTGAGTAATGGTATGGGTAATCATTTTCTTTCTCCTTTCTGCTCCGCTCTTGGGAACATGTATATAATATCACTTTATTTTCAGATTGTCAATACTTTTTCAAAAAATATTTCTGATTTATTCAAATGAAAATAATAAATAAATTATTGACAAATACTAAATAATATGTTATAATACCAATGGAGGATACTTGAAAGTATGCAAGCCAGGGCCCTGGAAACCGCAGTGTGAAAACTGCCAGGCAACCCCTCGCGGATGGAACCGGGGATTGCATCACCTGTATTCTCCTTTTAATTGGAGGGAATGACTTTGGATAAAAGTGGAAAATACTGGAATGTTACTTCTATTCTCCCGTATCAACGAAATTTTAACTTTGTGGACGGCCCGCGCAGCGTGGGCAAAACATACAGCGTTATTTACTTCATTATAAAAGAAGCGCTGCTTAAACAAAAGCAATTCATTTATCTAGTTCGCACAATCCGCGAAAAAACGGATGGCGCATTACAAAAAGGCATTGCAAAAGTTTGCCAAAATGAATTTCCTGAAATTTCCTTTAAGTGCCTGGGAGATACCGTTTCGGCAAATGATAAAATACTGGGGTACTGTATCGCTCTATCAGAAGCACAGAAAATCAAAAAGAATAGCTATCCTGATGTATACTATATCTTTTTTGACGAATACATGCTCGAGGACGCAACCGCCGGAGATTATGTAAAAGGCTGGAATGAGCCTGATTTAATCTTGTCTATCTATCATACAGTAGACAGACAAGAAGATCGGGTTAAATGTTTCCTGATGGGTAACAATACAAATTTTTACAATCCATATCACATGCACAAGGCTTTCAAAATACCCCTATCAGATAAAAACCCCTGGCTTTCGGAAAATGTGCTATTTTATCGAATTGATAAAAAGAACCTTGCACAGGGTGATGAATTGTCCCGCTTTGAACGAATGATCCAGGGAACAAAATATGGAGAGTATGCACAAGATGGCCTATATCGGGATGAAGATAAAAATTTTATCGCAAAGCGACCCAGAACAGCACAACATTATTTTTCACTCCGTTACTCCGCTTTAACCTTTGGTGTTTGGATCGACCGCAAATCAGGCCTATATTATATAGATGATAAATATGATCCTTCAAACGGATTAACTTTTACTGTATCACTCAAAGACCAAACAGAAAACACCTTTCTTGACCGCAATAACTTTTTCGTAAACCTTCTTCGCCAAGCTATCATGCATGGAAACATCCGTTTCACCTCCCCTGAAATTCGGGGATTAACTGATGAAATGATAAGGAGGCTAATATAATGGGTGAAATTCGGGAAATGAACCTGTATGCAGACAATCTTCCAGAAAGAATCTGCATTGGGCATCAGGGGACGCAAGGTGCTATTGCTATCCGTTTCAACGTGGCAGGATGGCTTAAAAAATGGCCCAATGGAGTTTTTGACATAAATATACAGCGCCATGGAGAATACCAAGTACAGTATAGCAGATCGGCAACGCCTGAAAATGGTATCATTACATGGGTTCCTGATGCTACGGATACCGCTGTTATTGGCGTGGGGCGCTATGAAATTGAAATTAAACGAGATGCAAACGCTAACGACAATTACACAAGCGCCGTTGGGAAGTTTATGGTTCTTGAACGAGTGGGCGGCGACCAAATCAACCCCCCTGATCCTTATATTCCATGGATCACCAAACTAAATCAGGCAATTGCCAAAAGTGAAGCACTTAACGCACAAAATGAGCAAGCCTTAACGAACATGGAAAATGTTATTGCAGCTGCCGAACAGGCAAACGCTACAATCGCTCAAGGTATTGTAGACTATTCACAGCTTAAAGCGGACGCTGTAGCGGGGGAAAATGTTAATGCGGAATTTGACCATTCCACAAACACCATGCATTTTACCCTTGCACCAGGGCCGCAAGGGCCTAAGGGGGAAATTGGGCCGCAGGGGCCAGCTGGAAAAGCTGGAATTATTAACGATGCTTCACAAGCCACAATCTGGACGATCAATTATCCCGCTCCCATATATGCACGAAACATCAGTCAGGATAATAAACCTGTTTCCACTTGTGAAATTTGTATAACTAAGCCTGCATCAGGGCCTAACAAATTAAATCTTAAAATCATTTATGAGAGTGGAGCAGATAAAATAATCGCGCTTGATAATGGCATGACTTCACAAGCTAAAACATGGTTTTATATACTTCTTGTGGATATTGGAGGATGGGCCGGTGCTTGGTGGACATACTCAATGGAATCAGTTTCTAATAACAATATGCGAAAACTTGTATTTGATACTGCTCAATTTAATGAAATTATAACCCAAAATATAAAAAGTTTTGAACTAACAAGCGGCGACACTTCAAATCCAAACATCCCTGCAGATACTATAATCGCAATTTATTCCCCTTATAATTTAAGCGAATAATTAAAAGGCAATGTTTCACGTGAAACATTGCCCTTTTGATTATTGCTTTTGAAAAATAACCGCCTGGTAATACCTAATACCCCAATATTCCTTTGCCTTTGTAATAGCGTCATCTGCACAATTACCGTAAAAATACCCCGCCTTGCATCCGGCCTTTTTGAATGTGAACATAATGTAATATTGTTTCACGTGGAACAACCTCCCATCTTCTTTAATTTCTTCTGGCGCTCTTTATCCCGCATATCGGATTCCATGATTTCAAGTTTTTCCTGCACCCTCCCATACATGGCACGCAGCCTGGGATACCCAGCGCAACGCTCATTTTCCATCACAAGCAATTCAATTAAGATTTGATAATCATCTAATGTGAGCTTTACTTTCATTCCCCTTCCTCCCCTCAGTGCCGCCCCGCGACGGCTACGGTTAGTGTGAGTGATACCAAAGCAGTTAGTATGAGCGTGAGCATGGATCAAACCTCCATTACTGCTTCGGCCTTGTGTAGGGGGGCTTTGGAAGCCCTACAAAGCCGTTATTGGTAAGCACTGCGACTTCCTCCCATGCACTAGCGCCGTACCCTATCCAGGGTTCTATAAGCCGGCATAAACGGTCTTTACGTAAGGCGTAAATACGATTCTGGTATACCACGGTTTCAAGGTTGAGCAGGGCTTGCAAGTGGCTGTTCATGTAATCAAGCATGATTCTTTCCTCCCTTCTATTACTTCTGATTACGCCAAATATAATACTGGTAAGCGTCCATGTTGGTATATCCCCCGTCAACTTTAACCGTGATTTCATTGCTTAACTTGGCTTTCCTGGCTTGGTAGCGCGTTGCGTAGATTTTCATGATGTCCCTCCTGTTTATGTTCTATTCCTTGGTACGGTTATATGATAACACTTTTATTTGATTTTGTCAATACTTTTTTACAAAAAATTTTGAAAAAGGCTA